GTGCCAAGCTCCTACAAAAAAAGGGACCTGTCTTGGAGGTCCCCCTTCTGTTTCTTGCTCTCGCAAATTGCTGCCCGGTGTAAAGTCATACCCCTTTAACAACGGGCAGAGCATGAACTTATCCAATTTTTACCCCCTGTTTCTTGAGATATTGAAACTTTCCTGCATTGCTTGGCTGTACTTGCTGTTTGGGTTGTATACATCATCAATAGTCACATACACCTTCCCGTCATCACCAACATTCGTTTCAACATTTGCTTTACTGTTGTTGTAAACCACAACTTGAGGCCCACTATCTTTTTGATTGTTCAAATAGTTAGTAAGATCTTTGTTCTGGTTAGGGTTCAATACACGTTCACCACCATCAAGCAACCAAGTCCCCTCTTTGGGCACACTATCAATACCATTGTGCGCCATACCTGTAAGGTTTACAGATTTGATCTGAGCTGCTTGTGCAACTTGTACTGCTACAGCAGCACCAGCCAAAACAGGTGCAATGTATGGCCCGATCATTGGTATTAATGAAGCAGATGTATAAACGTTTGAGTAAGTCTGTGGTGCATTCATAATTGCTTGAGCAACTGCAAATGCTTTAGACATGGCAAACATGGTTTTATAGGCTGCCGATTGTTCACCCATTAAACCACCCATTAAATCAGCCATCCCCCCCAAAGTTTCAGAAGCAACCCTTGCTCCAAGTGCCGACTTTTTAAGCTCATAATTTTGATCGATCATAAACATACGATCTTTATGTGCTTGCCAAATTGCCTCTTGTTCTGCGGCTGACTCCGAAAGAGCTGCTTGTGCTTCTGCAAGGGCCATAGATTGTGAAGTTTGCCCAAGTCTTTCTTGATCCAGTTGATAAAGATCACTTGAGCCATTTAGGCTTGCGTTAGTGCTATCCCACGCCATGCTCGCTTGGGTTGCTTTATCTAACTTTCCTAATTGCTCTTGAGCTTGTAGTAACGCAATTCGCTTTTGCTGTTCGTCCTTAGAGATTTGTGAATTAAGTAAAATCTGCGAACGCTCGAATGAAAAGCGTATTTGCATATTTTCCAGTTCAGTTCTTAAAAATGCACTCGCATCACTTAAGCGTTGTTCTTGAGCAAGCTTTTCCCAAGCTATTTCCTGTTGTTTTTGACGCTCCAAAGCTGCAGTAATTTCTGCTTTTTTTGTTGTGTCATACTCAACATTTGCATTAACAAGTTGCTTTTGAATATCGTAATCACGTTCAATTTGCTTTATACGATCAGTTTCAAAAGAGAAGTATTGGTTATACTCCTGTTCTTTTTCAGCTTTTAATTTCGCAATTTGAGCGGCATATAAAGCATCCTCTTGAGCAAGTTTTTCTTTTAGCTGCGGAGTTCCACCATAAGCAAATGTGATCTTATCTACATTATCTTGATGCTCCTTAGCCAGTCGTTGAGCTTCGGTGTAATACCGAGCATCGACATCTTTTTTAGCATCATCAATGGCTTTTTGAGATTCAGCAGCCTTATTAATTAATTCAAGTTGATCTGCCTGCGTAGGCATTAAAATTGAATTGTCTACAGTAGATTTTCCAGATACTCCGGCGAACCACTTCTGGAAACCCGGTGCGTAACCAGCAACCTCTTTACGCTTGCTATCTGATAGACCACCTTTTAAATAGGTCCTTAAGCCACCTGCACCTGCATTGTAGGCCATGAGTGCTTTATCCATGGCTCCAAAATCAGCCAAATGTTTAGATAAGTCTTTAGCTGCTGCTGTTGCAATTTCTTCAGTAGAACTTTTGGCATTAAGACCATACTGCTTTCTAAACACACTCGTTGTTTGGAAAAGACCTATTGCCCCAGTATGACTTTTTGCTCCAGCATTCGCCCCAGACTCTTGAAGAATCAAGGCAGCAAGTGTTCCAGCAGGCAAACCATACAAACTTTCAATCTGAGCAAAATTATTTGCCTTAGCAATACCTTGCGCACGAGCAATTGCCGCCAACTCGTCTTTACTAAAAGTATAATTTTTTAGATTGAAGTTTTCGCGGGCAGCAAGTAGCACATCCTTTGGCAATGGTGCTTTAAAAGCATTTTCTCCATTTGCTGCGATCTGTGCATCAGCATAAACATTCGCTTTATCTACACTTACCCCCTCTCTTACAAGTGTCTTGATATATCCTTCTCTAAGCACATCTTGTTTGGCTTGGGTAATGTAGTCACGTTGTTTTTGTGTCAGTGATTGCCATGCCTTAGTAGAGTCTTTGACAGCTTTTGCTTGAGCTTGCTGTGATTTAGTTGTCTCATCAGTAACATCTTTAACTAATTTTTGGATCTCTTTTTGACGATCTATAGAGTTATTTGCAGCATTAATTTTTGTATCTAATTCAGCAACAAACTTAAGTGTACTCTCACTAACCAAGCCTTGCTTTTGTAGCTGAGCAAAAGCATTCTTAGCTTCATCCCCACCTTGTTTTAAGCTAGCAAGGTACGCTTGAATCGCTGTAAATTGCTTAATATCACCTTGAACTTTCAAGTCGTTTTCAAATTGTTCTAACGCTGTAAGAAGACTTTTTAGTTCTTTGGTTTGTTTTTCAACCTCCTCACTTGCCTCAATACCTTTTATAGCTAACTGTGCTGCGGTAAAGCTTTTATATTTTTGTCGAAGTTCACTAAGTGCTAAACCTTGCTCTTCAAATGCACTTGTTGCATCTTGAGTGTGTTTGGTCATCAATAAATATGCACCACCAGCTACAGCAATTTGTGTTGCTAACATTGCCAATCCAGCAGGACCACCAAGTAAAGCCATGACTCCAGCTGTAGCGCCAGCAGATCTTGCAAAGCTTGCTAAGCCCACGCCCGCACGAACTGCAAAAATAGCAGTTTGCCCAAGTTGATATGTAGCGACAACCAAAGCAGGAACAAATCTAGTTGCAATGCCAGCAGATACGGCAATAGTTACCGCTTTAATATCATCCCAATTCTCTATAACTGTTTCGATAGCAGGAACAACATTATTTACAAGTCTTGCCTCGACTCCCTGCCATTGTAAATCCATTAATTGAAGGTTTTCTCTTGCTTGAGCTAGGCTTTTAACCAAATCATCAGACATGATTGCACCAGCTTTTTCAGCCGCGTCACCCCATTTTTTAAATCCTTCACCACCATTTTCTAGCAATGGTATAAGTAAAGAAGAATCTGAAATGATTGCTTCCATGTAGAATTTCATATCATTGGTAGAGGCTCCAGCTTTTTCCAATGAGTTATAAAATAGTTGAAGTGCTTCTGGACCGGACAGCTTTTGAAACTGTTGAATCGTTACACCAACTTTAGGGGCTATATTGGTGAAAAAGTCAGCTAAAGGCCCACCACCTGTTTGCTGAAAATCGCCTATACGATCCTGCATGTCTTTCATTTTGTCTGCAAAAGATTCCAATGAAATTCCAGCAGTTTCTGCCCCTTTGGCGTAATACTGAAATTCACGCACTGAAGCATTCGCAAGTTTTGAAAACTTTTGAATATCATTTCCAGTCTGAATAACTTGATCACTAAAATTAACAAGCTGAGCCACTGAAAGACCAGCCACTGCTCCACTCAATGCACTTACAGCAATAGCAGCAATATTTAAAGAATTAGCAATCCCTTGACTCGATGTTCGCGCCTGCCGTTCAGCTCTACTTAGTGACTCTGAAAAACTAGCCGTCTGAACAACCAAGTCTAAAGTTAATCTGCCAAGTGAAGTTGTGGCCATTACTTTTCTCCGGGCAATAAAAAACCACCGTGATTAGCGGTGGTTACTTTTAAATTTAGGAAATATTTTTATGGAGTGGCTCCATAGCCTTTCATACAATTAACATAGTACTTTGAAGAAAAGTCATTGATTGCCCGTTGTCTGTACTCCTGAGAGGAATACTCTAACTGGCTATATGCATCAATCAATATTTGCCGAAAAGATTCGCCACCCTCGTTGCTAAGTCCATCTTTCTTGGCTATATCTATAGCTTGCAACATTGCTTCTAAGGGTGTGCCATCCTGTCGAGCTTTCATAGCCATTCCCGCTACTTTCATTAAATTTCGGCAAGATTCTTCATTTGCTTTTTCTACTTCTGAATTAACATTTGAGTGTGCCAGCACACATGTACATCCAATAGCTATAGCAAAAAGTGCTTTATTAACAAGTCTAAATTTTTCTAGATTCATAATCTTTAGTTCATAAAACAAAGTAATGAATCAAAAATAACATACATAAGTAATAAAGTGCGAGGGAACCCGCACCAAATTAGTTGCTGTGATACTTCTCAAAATACTCCTCTAATGACAATTCTTCGTCATCATCCGGAGGTGTTTCATGTGGCATAAATATATAAGGATCTACTTTTGTACCTTCTTTAACCTTAAATCCTGTGTAGTGAGCCATCCAACTACCAAAACTTTGCTCTAGCCGGCGACCTAAGTTAAGAGAGCCGTATTTTTGACGATAGGCTCTCCAAAACATCACCTCTGCATGACTAAGATTCTCTTCGGCCTCCTCTAAGGAGCCTCCACCGATTCCGTTGATGACAAGCTCGGCAAAGAGTTCTCTATCTGCAAGGTCTTCTTCCGTGACTTTCCCATAAAGTTATTAACTTCATCGGCAGCAGCATATAGCGCATTGATCAAACTTGGCTCGGCTTTATAGACGTCATTCACACTTGAGAAGAAAGGCGTTCCCTTTTGATCAGAGCAAATTGAACCAAGCAACTGAGCCGATTGCATTAGGGTTGAGTCAACCCTTTTAACTTTTGAATCCTCTGGATTCTTATAGTTAAACTCCCACTCGACTGCTTTAGAAACCTCTCGGCTCTCCTTGAAGCTCATTTTTTTAACAAAAACATCAGCTTCAAGTTCAACCGTTTCACCAAGTTCTAACAATGAGTTTTTGGTCAATTTTTTAAGTGAAGCAACATTACTTTCTGTTACTTCAACATCCCATTTAACCGTTTTTTTAACTGGAACATTCAGAGTAGTTATACTCTGCTTTAAGTCTGCAATACTGATCTTAGCCATTTTATGGAGTCACCGTACGTTTAGTATAAGTTACACCCGAAGTTCGCACTAAAGTGAATTCATAACCGATCACTGTATCAACTTCGATGTCATTAGGGGCTGCATCATTTAGATAGCCTTCAAATGACCACCAAGAACGAGTTTCTGGCAGATCAATACCTGTGGTCGCGTCATACGTTGGCGGTGTTACAGAGTGGCTTGAACCTACATACCACTGTAGCTTTTCACCAGATGCGGCAATTTCCAATAATTTGTCATGACTTGTGTTTTCATCATCCAAATCAATACCAATTGCACCTTCACCCGGATCGCGCATCCCGCGTTCATATTCTTTGACATCAGCATCTAGACAGGTTACATCAATCTTTCCAAATGAGTCTTGACCAAACGAAATACGCTTAGGGCAAATAAAACGCACAACGGTTCCCGCAATTACAGTAAATAACTGCGTTTTTTGAGCTTTAACATGTTTAGCCATTAAGAGCGCTCCTTTTAGGCATAAAAAAAGCACCCGATTGGGTGCTAAGTGAAAAAATGGTTTTGTGTTTTATTCGCGGTTTACGATCCAGCTAACGTCAAATGAATAATGAGGCATTCCCGTTACTGGGTCCTTATCTGCTTCACCATATCGAACTACATAACAGTCAAGCTCAATTGCGTCTCTCATTGCAGTTGCAACTTGCTCCACAACATCTTCATCGGTTGCATAAACATCGATTTGGATGATTGCATTATCAGAAACTGGGCGAGAATCAAGACTGCTATTTGAATCACCTGAAATAATTTGCCATGTAACATACGGTGTTTCAGGCTGATCTGGAGCAGATCCAAAACGCCAAACTCTCAAGATATTATTACTTTCGAGTAGCGCTCTTACTGCTGGATCTGCTCTTGCTAATTTAAAAATTGGGACTTTAATCATTAAGCTGCACCTAAAACCACACTGAGCTCAAAATTAAACACCTGAACAAATTTATCGGTAACTTGTTCAATGTTTTCGTATAAAGCAGGGCGTAAAAACGGAGTAGCAGGCTGTTTACTTGTGCCTAACTCAAGGAATCGCCAGTAAAAAACTCGGCCATCCGCTTGGTAAGTTTGACCAACACGCCCAGCACGTCTATTTTGAGCATTGTTTGTATATGGGATACGTGCACCACCACGCACTCCCACGCGCATAACCAAAGTGTTTTTATTTCTACTCCGGCCATTTTGAACCACAATTTCTTTCCAGATTTTTTCTGGAGTGGTAGGATCATCTAGGCGTTTAACTTTTTGACGGGCTTCATCCCGAGCAATGTTCATTGCCTGCCGCATCGCTTTACGGGCAATACGTTTTACAGTTTTTTCATTACCGATTGCCTGCATTTTTCTTAAAGCAGGCTCCAAGCCATGTATTTGAGTAGCCATAAATCACCCATTCCATGCTTTATCACCTGTTGCAAGGTTGATAGTTAAATACTCACGGCGTGAGTCTGGGTCTCGCATTGGGTTCCCATCAATCTTGTAATAGTAACCATCAAAAAGAACCCGCATTGTGCTATCAACTTGTTTTGTAGTGCTGCTATATCGCACTTTTGCACGGGCTTGTATCAAGCTATTGGCTGCTTTGGCAGCAATAACATCACGTGTTGATAAGTCGGTAACTTCTGCCCAAACTCTTGTGAAATCTAACCATGTAACAATCAATTTACCCGTGTTTTGATCTTGGGTTTGGATGGGCTTTTGAATGGTGATGCGGTGCTTCAATTTTGGAGTAATGCTGGGCATATTAGACCCCCATTTCTCTAATAGGCTGCAAAATATCCCAATATGCTTGAGGTTTCCCTTCTAGACTTCGGCTGTACTTATACTCAATAAATATTAACCGGGCATTATCTAATTTTTTACAGTCCACAATGTCCGTTTCAGATGTTCGCTCCGACTCGTCCGAAATAATTTTTCGGTCAATATCCGTTGCTATTTCTTCATCTGCTTGGCTAATCCATTCGATAAATAGTTCATCTTCATCGTTATGATCTACTCGACATTGCAACTTAGCTCGTTCGAGTGTGATCATTTTGAATTATTCCGTCTTGTAGCTGGTTTTGGTGGATCAACTTTTGTTTGGTATTCACGTAAAACTTTATTTTCCACCAAATGCCTTACCGCGTTTGGATCTGCGGTTCGAATATCGCCCTCTTTGTAGTCTTTATCTCCAAAGTGTGGGCGTAAAACTTCGTATTCTTTCATTTTGGCCTCTCTAAAAGGGATGGTGACGAACACCACCCCAAAATGAATTAACCACCCGTAGCAGGAGTATAAGAGCCATATACAAGCGATTTAGGCTTATAAACAGCTAATGCTCCACGGGTTTCAGCAAGTAAGGTACGTTTATTTGATGTGAAATCATCGCCCTGCATACCGATTTGCACAGCAGCACCCCAGCGCTCAAAGTATTGAGCTGCAGTATTGAATGCACCTGTTAAGAATTTACCTGCATCCATTGCAGCGGTTTGAACTACAGGCAGGCCCCATAATGTTGGAACCGCTTGTGATTGCGGATTCCCAATGATGTAGTTGCCGTTTGCATCTTTTTGCGTTTCCATCAACGCCCAGTCAATTGGGTTGAGTACATGACCGTTTGCAAAGTCATCGGCCAATACAACTTGAAGCATTGCAAAACGCAATACATCAAACATGTTTGGTGTTGCTGGAGCACCTGCAGGCGGAGCATAAGCAGTCGCTTGAGGGATTAAGCCAAGCATATTGCCATTGGTTCCATCACCAGCAAGAATTTGCTTTTCAAGCTTGATGTCAAGACCATGACGCAAAATGTTGTCAATGAAAGACTGCAATGCTGGTGCATCGCTTAACATTTGAGTAGTTACTTTTAACCAGTGAGCAATTACAACTGCTTTGGCATCTTTATCTTCAAATGTAATTCCAGATTCTGGCTTGTTTGCACCTTCTGCAACTACTGCTGCATTATTGGTGAATTCTTTCATTTGAACATATTCAATGAGATTCCCGCTCATGCTGCCACCTGCCAAAATGTCGCGGATGGTAAGGCGCATCTGGTTCGGCAACTGCAAACCAAGATTGGTGGCCGGAATAATTTTTCCAACTTCTGTTGTACCAATTGTGTTCTTCAGCTCAACACGCTGAATTCCACGATACTGACTTTCTGCAGCATTTTTGTATTCTGTAGTTTCAACAAACTCACCACCCATGGTTTGCTTTTTAGTTTCAACATCACCATTACCACGGCGTGCAGCTTTCTGCTCCAGTTCTGTCAGTTTGTTTTTAACTTCATTTAACGTAGTTAAAGCTTCGTCCGCTTTATCTTTGGCGCTTTGTGAGATTTCTTCACTTTTTGCTTGTTTGCCTTTGAACTCTTCGGCGATTTCTTTAACTGTATCAACGTGTTTTTGGAACTCTTGAGCGAGTTGTTCTAAAGTTTTTTCAGTCATTGCTGATTCCTCGTAAAATATTTAAGGCATTTGAAATTGATTTCGCTTTTTCGTTTTCACCCTCTGACTCGCTCAAAAGATGACGCAAACCCTTACTAGCGATGACAGTGGCTTGCGTTTTTGAAAATCCTGACTCTCTCAGGAACTTTTCAAATTCTGGTAAGGATGGCAGCTCGCCATCTTGTAATTTGGATTTGACGGAACTGATTAGGGTTTCTGGATTGGAAGGAAAGGCAACAATTGAACCCTCCACCAACTCCAGTTCCAGCAGTTCGCGGATTAGTGAATCTGGATCGCGTCTATAAGACTTGGTGATATAGCCAATGGACATGCCATCAATCGCGCCAACCTTCATCAGCGCATAAATAGCTTTAGCTCGCGGCACATCGTCAATTAAGAGACGACCTTCTACGTACAACCCTTTTTCGTCTTCACGCATTTCGGTAAAAATTCCGATTGGTTCAGATGGGTTGTGATCCCAAAAGATTGCTGGGTACTTGCCTTTTGCCTTCCACTCTTGAAGAGTTTTGGCAAATGCACCTTTGCGGATGATGTCCCCATGAGAATCAAGGTTGTCAAAAGCAGCTAAGTAGCCAGAAAAAAAGCCACCCTCTTGGGTGGCTTTGATTTCTAAAGTTAGTTTAAGTCTATCCACTGGTTTTCCCCTGATCTTTCAATCCGACCATTTGCATTTGAACCATTAGCTCATCGCCACCCGGTAAAGGCGCCAAGTCTTCTAAATCACGTACTTCATTACGCGTCATAACACCGTTTTGAATCATGTTTGTGTAGAAACCTGAGCGAGTAGCACTGTCGGCCCGTAATAAGCCTTCAACCGCAAATTTTGGCCGGTACTTGTATTTTTCGCTTGGTAAAAACAATCTCTTTGTGATTGTTTGTTCATATCGGACCAATTGCGGATTAAGTGAATATGTCAAAAAACCCCGATTTGTCTGCTCAAGGCTAGAAGCCCAAGAACTTGCTTTGTTTGTATGACCAATTAACTGAGGTGGAACACCAAAGGCACGGCATATTTCTTCAATACCGAAATACCGAGATTCAAGTAACTGAGCATCAACTGGGTTGATTCGAATGCTATTTGAGCCAGAAAGTTTCATTCCAGCTTCAAGCACCATGTACTTGCCTGCATTCTCCGGCTTACTAAATTCGCTTAAGTGATTCCTTAGCCGTTCACGTTGCTCTTTAGTTAAGGTTTGCTCTCCAGTCTCCAAAAAACCGCCAACCTTTAAGCCATTTTTAAACCAGTCCTGTGCTTGATTATTTGCATCAAACTGCATGCCTATGGTTTGAGCAAAAAATTGAATAGCAGATAAACCAACGAGTCCATCAAGAGTAAAACCCTTAAAATGCAAGATTTGGTCTTCCGAATAGGTTGTTGTTTTCCCATTTTCAGTGTAATGAAAATCAATCGCTCCCAAATCATTACGTTTTACAACCATACCACTCGGGAAAAGTGGCTCAAGAGCAATTACTTTTCCGCTTGAGTCTTTTGTAATAAGGTTGTATGCATTCCCCCATAAGTCAACACAAGCAACTTGAACTTGCCAAAACTCACTTGCACACATATCGGCATTGGGTGAATCGTGCAAAATACGGTAAAGGTAATGATCAGTAGCAAGACGTTTATTGTTGTCGTACAGCTGTAAAGGAAGAGTTGAGATAGTTTCAGCTCTTAATTTTACACACGCCCAGACTGCGGAAAGTTTCAAAGCTGTTTCTGGTGTGACAACCGATCCACCGGGTGATAAATAACTATCAAACGGATAAGATGAGTCGCCCTTTTGTAATTGTGTATTTCCAGTCAATCGTGACCAGAAGCGGGACCAAAAGCCCGGCTCTTGTGTGGTACTCATGCTATCACGACATCCTCTAAATATTCGTCAATGTCTAAATTCTTGGCAATCGGGTTCATAGTCATAAGAGCCACAGCATTAAAAGTTGCAATCAAAGGATCAATTTTTCCAACCCCTGATTCTTGCTTGGTGATTCGCATCCCATTACCAATCATCACAACTCGCGCATTGCCAGCACACCAAGTCATAAGTTGCTGCCCAGCATGCCAAAGGTTGCCCTCCGCCAGTTTCCGTTCAGCAGTCATGATGTATCCCATCAACCTATGACCTTGTGGCACAGCAACAAGTTGCTCTTGTGGAATTCCTACACCCAACAAGCCATCCAAAAGACCGCCCAGACCTTGCGGATCCAGTCCAATTTTGTCGAGCTTGCCACTGTCATAAACTCGCTTTGCAATCAGTGCCAATTGGTCGATATCTTCGCCAACTTTCTCAACTACAGTCAGACTTCCCTCTTTTTCAAAGTCTTGGTACTTAGGTATATTTTCTTTACGGCGTTCCAAAGCAACTTTATTTGCCCATGCATGATTCCAAAGCCACCAAATGCGAGGGTCCTTTTTTAAACGCCCTAATGCAGCCGCCCCAAGTAAATCATCTAAACCACCACCATCGATCCCGAATGTGATGACATCAGATTGCTCAATTAATTGATCAAGACCAAAAACATGCTTTTGTTGATTCCAGAACTCAGCACCAGCCCAACGATTTGCACGTAAATTCATGCCAATTTCGATGTTTAAATGCTTGGCCAAGAAGTCTCTTAGAGATTCTTCACCAGCATCTTTAACTTTGTTAAATTCCGAAATCAGATATTCAAGATCAACCGAAGCGCCCAAATTCGGGTTGGTAATGTAAAAGTTTTCAGGCTTTAAATGTTCACCTGCTTCTACAAGGTGTTTAGGGAACTCATAAATAAGTGGTAGAAAGCTTTTATCTTCTTTAATGCCGTCACGCACATCACGGGCATAATCTAAAAGTTGCTTAAATACACCACATGGCACTTCATCTGACATGGTAGACAGATAAATCACGCAACCTTCTGGACGAGATGCCAAACCACCTTTTGCTTCACGGAACATTGACTCAGCATTTGCACGTTTACCAAAAAGCCAGACCTCATCAATCAAAATGATTGAAGCTTTCTTACCAGCTGCGGCGTTAGATTCTGCTGCAATAACTTTAAGTGTTGCTCCAGTACCTAGATGCGTAACTGTCTTTGTGTGCTCAGACACATTGAATCTTTCACTTAGTTCCTCATCGGCGCGAATGAAATCTCGAATTGGATTAAAGGAGTTATCAGCTACTTCTTTGGTAGGAGCTAAGATAATCAGTTCAGCGGACTGCCTATCATTAAGAATTAATGCAGTAAGCATTATGCCGGCGGCAATTGTAGACTTTGTATTCTTCTTTGAAATCAGAAGAAAGAACTCACGTATTAATCTACGCTTAGTGCTTGGATCATATGCGCCAAAGATTGCACGAACAAACTCGATTACCCATTCAAATGTGACATCGCCCATCTTAGGGCTGCCCATCACATCAACAAGAATTAACTCTTTAAATATACGCTCCGCTACATCAGCCACTTTGGGAAATAATGGCTTACACGGCATTAACGATTGCTTAGAAACAATACGAGTCGCCCAGTCTGGGCAAGCTGTAGTCCAGATAGGTGACATTGAAGACATAATTTAGCTCATCAATTGATTATCTAAAGTTGCAAACTTTCCTGATTTACTGCCTTCTCTTGCAGTTTCTGCTTTAGTTTGTTTTTTGCCTTTTTCCGCAACCTTGCCATGCTTATAAGGAAGTGCTGCAATTGCTGCCTGCATTCTTAGTGATAGCTTATTGCCGTTAAAGTTCATGACCTTAATTAAGAAATCTAAAGGGTCGTCACCTTCAAACTGAAATTCCTCAAGCGGGTTTTCATCTTCACCGCTATTTTCTGTTTGTTTTTCAGGTTTAACATTTGGTTGATCAGATGTTAAAGATCGGCCTTCTTTTTTGGCCTTTAACATTTCGATATAAACAATAATCTCAGGATCTTTAGCTAATCTTGCACCCGCTGCAGATGCAGTTTTTTCTGCATAACCTGCTGAAATTGCTGCTTCTTTATTTGTCTTGCCGTCAACAATGGCAAGAGCAAATTTTTCCATTTTCTCTGTTAATGCCATTGCTCTACCTTTAACTTGATTTTAACTTTTTGCTTTAACTTTTTCTGAAAGGGAATTTTTTTTATGCGTGCGATGGGGGGCGGTCTAGAAAAATAAAAGATTTTTAAGAAACACCTTCCCCCCACCTTTTCTCAAATTAATTGATAAATTTGATCACTTTTTTCTGCATTGCATTTTCTGCAAGCACATCTCAAATTTGATTCAACATGCAAGCCACCCTTACTCAAGGGTATGACATGATCTAGCTCAGGCGCATTATCAAAGTAAGAGCCTCTTAACTCCTTTGGAGTCTTTACACCGCACAGATAACACTTCCATTTATCTCTGGCTAATATCAACAAAGGATTAATTGGTTCAGCAATCGTTGCGCCACGTTGAATAGCCTTGCGTTTAACCCTATTTGCTTTCTTTGCATTCTTATATGAATCAGTTAATTTGTAGTCTGCTTTCTTCTCTGCGCTGTAGGCAGCCAAACATCTAGTATGAATCCTTCTGTACTTTTCAAATACCTGTTGATTGCAGTGCAAACACAATCTTATTAATTTGTTCCTTGCTTTAATTCGTTTAAGTGCAATCCGTTCCTTTATGACTTTAATAGGTATTAACTCTTTCTTAGCGCGCAAACCGATAGCCCTTAATCTACTTCTTTCTGAACTAATGTGAGCTTGCCATTCAAATCCACACTTACGAGAGCAACAAAGCTTCGCATGGTTTCCACCTTTAACTTCTATACCTTTAATCTCTTTACAGTTAGCACATCTAATGTATTGTAGCTTATAAGTTCTATTGCGCTTTGCTCTAGGTCTCCTATCGTGGCAAGCTCTAGAACAGTAAACAGAATTCTTTTGTCTTGGTATAAATGCTACAAGGCATATGGGACAAGTAATCATTGGTTTACTTAAATTAGAAAAACATGCAGAATTATCTACAGTCATTTCAATCTCCTTGCTAGATTGATTGATTAGAAAGCTCTATTGATGCCAGTCTTTAGAGCTTTTGTTTTGTCTAATAATTATACCATAAATTATTTAATTAATTGATTTTCTTCTTTTTGTTTAGTTGATGAGTGACATTTACTACATAGTGCCTGCCAGTTCATTTCATCCCAGAATATCTCTTGGTCGCCGCGGTGTGGAATAATATGGTCGACTACTGTGGCAACCACAACCAAACCTTTTGCTTCGCAGTAAACACACAACGGATTAGATCTTAAAAAACGTTCTCTTGCTTTCTGCCATCTATACCCATATCCACGCTCAGTTGATGACTTATTGGAACGCCATGAACTATCAATCTTTTGTGGTGTTCTCTGTGCCTGTAGCGTCTGCAACTTGTTCTTGAATGTTTGGAGTTTCATTTAAGTTTACTCGCGCATCTACACCATTAAGTAAGTCAATAGATATCCAATCGATATCTAAACCCTTGCGTTGATACTCTTGGACCAACTTAACCAAATTAAGTTCCAGTTGCTTTCGCTGAACTTCTGGAGTTTCCAGTTCAAGCACAATGTGGGGTCTTTCATGCTTATTTTCCAATCCATAAAACCCTAAGCGATTATTAATAATGCTCTTCGGAATCATCTTGCTCACCTTTAAGATCTGGAACGGAATGAATGACGCCGTAAATATCTTTAACCTTCTCGGTTACTGGTGGTATAGGCTTTAAAAGACCAGAATTTATATTCAGAATCTCTTTTAAACTTTCATCCTGCTTTGGGGTTAGAACAGTTTCATGTCCATGCAACAACCATGTACCTTCCTTAGGTACATAGTCCACGCCATCAGTCCAAACACCTGATTTTGATTGGTCATATTCTTGTTCAAGAAATAACTTTTCATCTTGGAGTTTTTGCATTTCCTCTTGTATCTCAAGCAAGCGGCTCTTAGCTTCTCCAATCTTTAACACCTTAAGATCAGCTAATACTGCATCAATTTGCTCTTGATTAGATGGGTACACTTCAATGATAGCTTTCCACGGCGATTCAGCTTCCGCTACTAAAGTGATTTTGTGGACACATCGTAGGTACTCGCCGTTATCAAGCAATATTTTTGTACCCTGTGCTTTAGTAATGTTGGAGTCATCTTTAGGCGGTATAACCGATACAATTCTAGGCATTGATATTCATCCTTATAAAATCACCCATCTAGTGATCCTGACCGTTGTGCTGGTTCACTATCTTCAAGCATTAATAGAACTTCGGATAACTGAGCAGATTGTTCTGCATTGATTTGGACGATCAAACTATTCTGTTCAATCAGCTTATTGTTTTGCTCTATCAGCTTAAGCACCACATCATGCAAATTTGAATCGCTCATTTTGATAACACCACTTAAGGTCATCCGGGATAATCAACATCACGCCCAAGTCTCTATGTGCATAGATGTTGATCTTATCCAGATATTTGGTGAATTCTTTAATGGTGGCCTTCTTGCTTTGCAGGTGGTCTTTAATGAAGGTATTGACCAAAACTTGGTAATCCTTTTCAAGTTGACGGCGCTTAGGTCCATCGAATGCTTGAATAACATCTTTAAAGTTCTGCAAAGCCATGTACTTTTCTGCAGTCTCTTGCCGACCTTCAACATAGATCCGGGCAAGAAACTTTTTCTTAAAAAGTAAATGAAGATCATCCTTTGAGTTACCGGTCTTTTGCTTGATCTGCTCAAGCCAAGCCCAGTAAAGCCGGTTTTGTGCGGCGCTTCTATCGTCTTCTTTCTGATTGATTCTAACGACTAAAGGTTTGCCTTCTGCGGCTGCTTTGGAGTGATTATTGTTCAGATAGTTAATTACCTGAACAATTCCTGAATAACTATTGATTGGGAATGTTGCTGGTTCCATATTCCCTCCAAAATTAATTCCCTCGAATTCGATGGAATTAATTCACTTTCAGATCAACATCAGGAATTATTGATTGTGGTTTAAAAGCTACCTTGTAGTGGTACGCGCTAACACCTTTACTTGTTAGTTGTTCAGAAAAATAAGTTACATTGTCAGATATACCTAATGAATGTTTCTTAAATTCAGACTCACCAGTTTTGCAGGTCACATCGACCTTGCGCTCACTGACAGCATCAAAAGAACACTTACCCTCAATTGTTAAAATGTATTCACCGGTGATCCCATTATAAAAAACCACTCTACGATCTAACTCAAAATTATCAGCCGCATACGACAAGTTCTTAGATGCAACTTGAGCATCACGAGAACAACCAACCATTGCCATTGTGCACATCAAGCCAATAGCCAAGAATTTTATTTTCATTGCTTTACCTTTCTATAGACACAAAAAAAAGAGCCTCTCGGCTCAGGATTAAACCCAATTAAACCCACCGCTTTTAATGGTTTTGTTTGGGTTATTTATAATTCAAAATAAATCTTGTTCTGACTCAAGCATCGCGTTGGTTCGCTTAAGCCATTTATTAAATAGCTCTTCGCTTTCCTGTCTGCTTCCTAGTTGGTAGGTATCAAATAAATGATGACAGGAAAAACACAATGAAACAGTTTTGGAGTCGCAAGCCTTAATGGATCTGCCTTTACCGTCTTTGCTAGAATTAGAATGCGCGGCTTGACTTGGCGCTGGTGCACCACATCTCATGCATGGCAATTTGCGAACTTCGGCTAATCGTTTGGCGTCACGCATTTAACATGGACCGTAAATTATTAATCTGGTTTTTCAGGCGAAGAATGATGTTGTCGATAACAAGCATCTCATCACGGCTTAACCCAGTGCGTGACAAATTCTGATAGCGGCTTAGCTCTTCTGAATATTTATCAAGATTCTTTTTAGCTTCGACTAGATCTGCCATATATCCCCCGAAAAATAAAAAGCCCCGCCAATAATCGATATTTAGCGGGGCTTCATGCGCCGTAATCCGTCCGGCAAAATTGAGAGGTGCCCCAACAAAGCACCTCTCGCGAGATAAGATTTTTATTATTCCAAAAACGCAAAAAGCCCATCAACTTAATGACAGGCTTTGATCTAGTTTCGCCTTCTTGCTTATGATGCAAGGGTTACTTACTAATTTAGTTGCACCTTACTTACACTTCGCACAACTTTAACACAAAAATACCACTAGCCCTGATCAGGGTCAAGTGTTCAAGCAAAATTATTTGCATATTTCTCAATAATTTTTTGCTCATGTGGTTTCGTAAATAACACGGCGAATTGAACTAGGTTTTCAGGGGTAAATAAGCGATTGGCCCTTTTAATGAAATCCTCCAACTCCCTTAAATTCTGGTCATGCTGTCTAAGCTTTTTTGCTAATGCCTTAATAGCTACCCCGTCCATCTGGTTAGGATTTTTGATTTCCCTATACAGCCGATCAAAGTAGTCCTTTAACTTTTCAGCATTATGCCAATTGGCGATAACATCATATTCAGCAATATTTGCGACTAAAACCCGCTTGATGTCTGAGATGTTTTTTCTACCACTTAGGATTTCAGCATTGATTTCTTCTTCTGTTTTGAAGTCATCAATAAAAATAGATCCGTTGCTTGTTACCTCTTGCCCAATTCTCCTTCGCATCCAGTAATCAAATGCATCTTCTTTAAAGCTCTTTACTGCCATCTTTATTTGCAAAAATGTCATTTTGCCCGACTGGTTCAAAATTCTTTCTAGACTTTCCTTTAACTGTGGCAGCTTTTCATACATTGCCTTAATTTGCAGATATTGATTCGCATTGTCTCTAAGATGCTTGAATTGTTTAGCTTTTTCATCAAAACTCACACCAAAGTGTTTTTTCCCGCACTTATGTCCAATGATAATTTCATTGCCATCATGAAGCGCTGCGATATAACCTTTTTGATGTTTCTTTCCACAACTAGAAATCCCACAACTAACAAAATCCCTTAGCACATAAAAACCAACTAAATCAGAGATAGTGTTTTGAACATCCTCACCCCTAGCAATCGTCACTTTTTCAACAAAATTAGGTCTAGATGTGATTTCTTCAAAATTCGTTATTAAATTAAAATGTTGCGGATTTTCTATCATTCTTGCTCACCGTTGTTTAATCTTCATACAATTATCTGAATTACCAATAAATATCAATAGTTGGATCATACAGAGCCATTTTTATATCTAATAAACTGGTAGCGATTGTGCAGAGCTGCTAAGCCACAACGAACATCGTATTTTGCATCCATGGCCGTTCGCTCTGGAGTTACTAACTGAGTCCATGATTTTTGATTGAAATAACGCTCTATAATTGCGTCCATCCAATCAAGCATAGCCTCAGAAGTGCAGCCGTCTAAAATATCAATGATCAAGCGCTGAACGGCCCTAGCTTCATCGTCTGTAATTAGACAGACATTAGGTTTTTTAGATTGCTTCTCGATAAAATTTTCATCACAGAGATAATAAGCAACGATCTTTTCCCTATCCCCTTTCTTAAGTCTAAGTTTTGCTTTTTTAATCGCTCCTACTAATGGATTTTCAGTAGATCCACCAAAGCGAATCACTGCCCCTTGCCAATAACCAAATTGGCGCAACCATTCAGGCAAATCATATTTAGACCAGTCTACACCTTGCATGATATGTAATTTTGAATTCACGCTTCATTCTCCTTAAGCACATCTGTTCTTTCACGCGCTAGATAAAGATCAACTTCTTCAAGTAAGGTTTCATAGCGTCTTTTCGCTTCACTACCCAAAACAGAGGCCTCCTTCTGAATTTCCCACGCTTTGTTGTAGTCCTTTTTACTGTGCACAGGCTCATCAGGGTCATCTACAAAACAATTCCGAAAGTCTTCAAAGCGATTGATAGATTCTCTATGAACCTGAATCCAATGAATAAACATCATTCCGATTTTGGATAATTCTTCATTACTCACTGTCTTCCCCCTTGAGCGCTTGCTCTAACTTCTTAACCGTGTCAAAACCAATGGCACCTGATAAATACATATTTTCAATTTCGATAATTACTGCATCCACCCGCTTTTGCAGCTTAAACATGTTTATGCCTTGCTGGGTGTACAGGGTTTGCAATTCGTCACGCTCTTGCTTGATCTTTTTTAAGTGAACTTCATGACCAATCACTTCACCATGATGAGATGCTTTAAGCTCTTTAATTTCTTGATGTAAATCGAGAATAGCCTGAGCCTTTACACGGTTTAAGCGTTCAAGTTCTGCTATGCGTCCATGATTGCCTTTTATCGTGGCTTTAAGCCCCTCCACTTTCGCTTGCTGCTTCAGAAAAGACATATATGCGGTGTTAAGCATGCAGCAATAAATAACGCCCTCATCAACATCATTGTTGTTAAACCACTTAGCATTAGGGATGAAAGCATTTTGTTTGACATCAAAATCACACGCATCCAAGCACTTTTGGGCAGCCTCGGAATTAGAAAAAGGAAGGCTTAAAAAATGCTGTTCAAACTCGTCTCCACACTTATCCAAACCTTTCTCACGAATAAACTGTTCTGGTTTCATTGGCTGCGCTCCCACTTATTAGAACGGTAAAAAATTAGGTATAAAGACAACAAAAATTGAGTTAAATGAGCGAACGCCAGATACTTACCCCCATCAAATACAGCTAGAGCCGATATACATAAAAAGAAAAAAGTGATATCCATGAAGGCTAGTGAAAAGCGAAATTTAGCTAGACTTCCTGAATACTGGTGAAGCTTTGCAGCTAAAGCAGCCATAACCAAACCGAGAAAAGTTGCAATACAAACAACGGTCATAATGATTAGGAACGTTTTCATTCTGCAGTCACCTCAATTGCCTTAAATTTACAAACATCTAGAAACTCCTGAACGCGCACACTCCCTCTTTTGCCATGTCGATTTTTGGCAATAATCAGTTCAGTGACCCCAAGAGGTTGTAGTGTCTTATCATCAGTGAGCGGATTAACGAGAATAATTTGATCCGCATCTTGCTCGATCTGCCCTGATTCCTTAATGTCAGAAGCTTTCGGTTTCTTACCTTTTTCTGATTCACGATTTAATTGAACGAGCGCTACAACCGGGCATTCAAACTCCTTAGCCATAGATTTAAGTTCACGACTAATAGAGCCAACTTCTTGAAAGCGGTCTTTTTTGCTTGGATCTCTTACAAGCTGAAGATAATCAACAATGATGCAGCCAAGTTTGGTGCCAGCTTTGGCAAAACGGCGCTTAGCTCTCCTTGCATATGCTCTTACTTCACTAATGCTTGGTTTTTGCTTTGGCTCTATCCATATAGGCAGATCGCTATAAACTTGTTTGTAATTTGCATATTCTTTTAGTAGCCCATCGTAAAGTGTTGCATTGTGTAGATTGTTGTATGGAATGGAGCTAAGTGAGCTAAACATGCGATTAGAAAGTGTTTCTTTGTCCATTTCTGCTGATATGAAAAGAACACCCTCTTTTTTAAGCATTGCCGTATCAATTGCCATCATTTGGGCTAAAGTTGACTTCCCAGAACCGGGACGACCACCAACTACACAAAAATGACCGTTTTGTACGGTTCCTAACATCTCATCTAGTGTTTTAAGGTTGAATTTAACACCCGTTGTTTCGTGTCTGCTCTGCTTTTCAGACTTTTCAATCATTTGCTCTAAGGCGCTAGTGAGAGCATTTCCAAAACTTGCCCCCATATCTGCATCATCAGTCTTATCCACTTGCCCAAGAAGATTTTCAGCCTCAACAAGTAAATCGGGCAATGTTGTATCTTTTGCCATAGCAGCAATGCGATAACCAATTTGCTCAATTCTTCGATGTGTTTTAAGTTTATTTAACTGAGTTACATAACTTTCTGCGTTGTAAAAACTGCTTGGCGCATCTTGCATGAGTTGAATTAAATACTCTTCCCCACCCATCAAATGCAAAACGTTTTTGCCCTTTAGATAATTCGCAACCATAACAACATCGTAAGGTTGATTACTTTCAGATAATTCAACAATTGCCGAGTAGATATGCTGGTGGCGATCTGAATAAAAACATTCTGCATCCAATTCTTGACCAATTGTCTCTAGTGACAAAGCTGTGGTCATTAGGGCAGCTAGTACACATTGCTCCATATTCACATCATGAATATTTGAACTAAACCCCATTACCATCTCCCTTCAATTACTTTGTATTGAGCAGGTGGTGCTGTTTCTCCTTGCTGACCATTCTCAACAGGAACTTGGGAGCTACCAGCATTAACCAAGAATTGATCTACATGCTTTGCACTTCTGCAAATTAACTCAATGTCAGTAAAATTCTTCTCAATGTGAAATGAGGATTTTGAACAACCTATCACAGCCTGTTTCAAATCTTGGGATGTATACCCCTCCTTGAGTCGAGCTTTGATCTTATTCTTGCGATCATTGCTTAGAACGGTTCTATCGTTTTTGTTAAACGTAACTTTCCAAAAATCGAAAATCTCTTGAATCTCATTTTTGAAATTCTCTTTTGGTTTTTCAGCAGGTACAGGTTCGCCGTTAGGCGGACATATATTATTTTCTTGGTTAGATGGTTCGTTGGTTAGATGGTTAGATGGTTTAGGCTTTATTTGGGTTTCTTTGGGTTTTTCTGGGTTTAATTCGCTTTCATTTTGGTTGTCTTGGCTTTCATTTTTAAAGCCAGAATTATCAAAATCATTCCCATTATTACCAGAATCATTTTTTGGGTTTTTCTTTGGGCGACCACCTTTTTTGCCATTCTCTGCTTGTTTAGCAAGGAAGGCTCTATACTTTTCAAGCTCTTCTTTAATGTGGTTTTGAATATAAACCCCATCCTCATTTAATTTGAAAAACTTCTTAAGTACAAATTTAACAGCGTCAATTTCTTCCTCAGTTTCCGCCCATACCCATTCAATAGCCTCTTCAAGCGTTGGGAACGATTCACGGTCGTAACAGGCATCCATGAGCAAGTTATAAACCCCATGCTGCAAAATGTTTAATCTTCCAGCCTTGCGGTAATAATCACCAATATTTCGCTCGTAGTAGTGCATTACAACTTATCCTTTGCTCTTAGACGGTTGATTACAGCGCTCTCAAATCGATTCAAAAGTGCATATAGGTGAGCATGTTTTTGCAGGTCCGCTATAACCTCCCCAATTGGATGGGAAGTTTTGTTGAAATCTTTTTGAACACCCAAAGCCTTTTCAAGTTCTTTGCGAGATTCCTTGTACTCAGCTATTGAGTCTGCATATGCGTCATGATCTACTTGCCATTGAGTAAGGACTTGATCCTCATCATCATATGGGCTTGCACAGTCTGAATTTTGTGCTAAGATTTGTTCATTCATTTTGGTTTGCTCCAAATACGATATTCAAACCGCTATCTGTTACAGCAGATGGCGGTTTTTATTTCTTTGGTGTTGGAATAAAATCGACTAAGAGTAATTCAGGGTGTTTAAGTCTTTCCTTAGCGGGAATGCCTCTAATTTTCCAGTTTTGAACACGCTGAACGTTGTAGCCCAAGGTTTGAGCCAGTGCAGTAGCACCTCCGTGCTTGTCGATAAGCTCAGCATCTTTTTGGACACTACTCATTAGCACCTCGAAATAAATCATTTTGATTGATTCAGTATACACAAACAAAAAAATCATTCAATCATTTTGATTTACACAAAATGTGTTATTATTTGCAGCAATTAATTCTAAGCCTTGCCGAGAGAGTCATGGAAAAGAAGCAAATTCACCCAACAATGGAACGCGTCTACCAAGTCACAAAAATCACTGGGGCCGATTTGGCTTACGCCTTAGATGAGACTCCTCAAATTGTTTACAATTGGGAGCGCCGAGGTATTTCAAAAACTGGTGCTTTTAAAGTATCCAATAAATTTAATATTGATGTCGGCTGGATTCTTACTGGAAAGGGTTCACCATCCATTGATAGTGTTAGAAATAAAAAAATCACCACAGATACTAAACGAGGTGGTTGGGTTCCTGTGAAGTCATACTCGAAGATGGGAATGGATGGTTATTACACTGAAATGGGATATTTAGGTAATGGCGGAGACGGCTATGTACCCTCTCTTACGGCAGGGCCAAATGCTTACGCTGTAAGAGGTACAGGTGATTCAATGTATCCTGCTATTCGTAATGGTTGGTATGTGGTTTGTGATCCAGATGCAGAGCCAACACCTACAGAATTTGTAGAGGTTCAACTGAAAGATGGTAGACGAACCATTAAAGAATTTATTGGAATCGTTAATAATGTACTTCATCTTTTAGCTGTAAATGGCGAGGCAAGGATGACTATTGATATGGAGGATGTGTCTGCAATTGTTGCGGTATCTGATATCATCCCGCCAAGTAAGCATGTGCATGAGTATCCAGTTCAACCCATGCAGAATATATATTTAGATTAAGAAAAATAAAATAAAAAAGCCCGCTATTCAAAAAAGCGGGCTTTTTTATTAACTAAAAATAATTAATCAAAATGATTTAAAATTATCTTGACTAGTTTAAACAAAATGATTTATCTTAAATTACACAAAATGATTGATTCATTTTATAAACACGAAACCCAGAGTCAATGCTCTGGTATTTTAAGATAAATTTTTGTCCTGAAAATTTTGGTCGAGGATCGGGACAAGTAACTTTTTGGTGGTCACATTATGAACCAAATCACAGATATTAGTCAACAAGTCGGCGCTAATTCGCATCTCCGTTCTACTAATAAAAACAAGCCTGCTGAAAAACTACTTTCTCAGCTTGATGCATGGATGGCAGATGAAAGCTCATGCCATTACCTTTCAATTCAAATTACTGGTAAAGAAATTTACCCATTTGGAATTATTAACCGTCCGTTCTTTCATCTTGATCAAGCAGAAAGAAAGCTAGAAAGCTTAAAAAGCTCAAATCCAGAAGTGGATTACTACATTACTGCAGGCGCTTTTGCCACCTCTGCTTTAAATTTTGAAGACGAAGAGGCGCCAATGTGGGAGCGAGTTTGGCTCAATTTTCATGAGTACCGACTAATAAATCTTCAAGTTCAGAAAATGTCTCATGAAGAGTTGGTAAAACTTGTACCAAATTATGATGAAACATTGCTTTGGCAAGAAACTCAAAACACTGAAAGTGCTTGTCACTATTACATGGCTACAGCATTAGATGAGTCTGACCAAGGCATCTCTATGTCATCAGAGTGGTTTATTGATTTGTTAGATGCCATTAGTGCAAAACAGTATTTTTCCAAAACATGTCCTGGTCGCAAAGTTGAGATTCGCTCAGGCGTTGTGTCCACTGAAGATTTAATGGCTTTAGATGGCCGTACTAGTGATTGCTATCAAGCTCTAATCGATGCTCACAAAGAACGCTTAACTTTACTTAAAAATAAAGGGGAATAATCATGCGTACTAGTTCACAACTTTTTCCAGAAAACAAAAGCGTGACTGTGGATGACCTTGTTACAGCACGTAGCGAAGCTAAAAATGATATGGGCGATATAAACGCCCTACTCTCTGCAATTGAACTAAGTCTAGTGGATAAATTAAAGGACCACGACTTAAGCAAATTATCTTTCGATAAAGTATTTCGTCTTATTGGTGTCGCTAAAACTCAGGCAGAAATGTCTCAGGATTATCACAACGGTGAGCTTGCTCAATTAACAGGTGGTCAATACCAACTTGATGAGTTGAAAAATAATATTACGCACCTTGAGGTTGTCCCAGAGACGCAAGTAATCAACACAAATCATTTAGCTCCAGCGAATGCAGCCATCTCTAAAACACTTACAGAAGGTTTTAAAAATGACGGACGGCGTTAATTACGCCGACCTCTCTAGGGAGGTTCTTTTTAAGGCGTTTTTATTGTGGCTTACAAAGATTGGGTATCGCGGAATTGTTAGACCATGTGGGCGTATGGAGTTTTATTGCGCCACAGTCAGCAAACTTTTTCCTAGAAACGTACACATCATGTATGACGGAAAAATGAATAAAGCAGCTACCCAACTTTATAAAGAATTTGAAAATCATTTAAAGGCGTGATCATGAGTAATGTAATTCGCTTTAGACGAAATGGGCTTGCATACAAGATCAGCCCGCAAGATGTGAAACAAAGATTAATCAATCCAAGTAAGGATGTAGATCTAAAAAAGGCAGATCAAATACTTGGAATTGATTTTGAAAGCTTGCCACATGATGAGCTTTTAAAGTTGGCTAGAGCTGGAGCTATAGACCTTATAGAAACAGATGCTCGCTATAAGAAAACCAATAATGCAACTAAACAGATTCTTCACTTGCTAGGTAGATTCTTGGATCGCCGATCTAAAGAGGAATGGAAGAAGTATAACGACTCCATGACACTAGATTCAGAAGCAGCAGCAAAGGCGCGTGCATTTGAAGAAGCTAAAGACGTATTGCTAGAAATTGCTGGAACCACATTCGCAACCGTATTTGCAAAATAGGAATTAGACATGAAAAAGAATATTACTCGTGAAAATGTAAACTCATTTGAAAGCAATGTTGAGGATGTGGTTGCCTATCTGACAGATCTATTAACTACTGGTGAAGAGCCAACTGTTTTTGAAACTTTTGCAATGGGATGGCTTGGCACTATCAGCCCACGCTTTGAAAAGTTATTTAATGAGGCAAAAATTACTCACACAAAACGCCCAACATTCCCTGCTGAATTCTCGGCAGAAATGGAAAAGTATGAGGCACTCGTTAAAACCACAGGTGAGGACTCAGAAGAGGCCAGAAATCAATTTATGAAAGCAATGCTCTTAGCTCCTGACTGGTTTAACGACATGGCAAGAGATATAGCAAATGAAATGGGGTTAATACCTAAAGAGGCGTTTTGTCTAGAAGACGGGATAAAGGTATTTACGCCTGAGCAGGTAGCAGAGCATTTAGGTGTGCCAGTTGATGTGGTTATCAATCAAATTGAAAAATTGAGAGCCATTCAAACTGATCTAGATAAGATTGTAGCTGAGAGTTTTGCAGTTGTTCCGGCTGATCTTTATAAGATTCATTGAGGTGTAGCATGACTAAACATGGAAATAATTTTGAGCGTGCAGCTTTTGACGATTGGCACTTTAAAGACTGGAACGACAACTGTGGAAATGAGCTAGATGATGTGGAAGCAAGACACTTATATAACCGTGTCTATAGCAGTCCAGCAAATAGTAGAGAACGTGAACGTAGTTTTATTGCTTGGCAAGCAGCTACAGAACGGGCAAACAAGAAGCTTGAAGGCTGCATATTGGTACCAAGAACTAGAAAAGTTGTAGTGACAATTGAAAAAATAGTTCAACAGCAATGTGATGCCAGTGGAGTTCAAGAGCCACTTCACAGATTGGATGGGTGGAGAATTTTGGAGGAAATTGCAGAAAAGGTTGAGGAGATTAAGTAATGAACAATGTATCTGTTTTTAACTTCAATCAAAAAGAAGTTCGCACCATTGTAAAAGAGGATGGTGAAATTTGGTTTGTTCTTTCTGATGTTTGTAATGTTTTAGAGATTGGTAATGTTAGCATGGCTGCCAGTAGATTGGATGCTGAAGAAATTACCCTCAGTACTATTGAGGGTAGCCATAGGCCTACTAATTTAGTCAATGAATCTGGTCTTTATTCTTTAGTTCTAACAAGTCGTAAACCTGAAGCTAAGCAATTTAAGAAATGGGTTACTTCTGATGTATTACCAAGTATTCGTAAAAATGGTGGTTATATTGTTGGGCAAGAAGTTGATTCACCAGAAATATTGATGGCTAAAGCACTTCAAGTTGCAAACAATATTTTAGAGTCAAAAACAAAAGAGTTAGAGGCAGCAAAGTCAAAGGTTGAGTTATTAGAGCCGAAAGCGCAAGCACTTGAAACTATAGCTAATACTGATGGCACATACACTATACGCGAATGTGCAAAAACTATTAATATCGGTGAACGCAAACTAATAAGTCTATTAATTGATAAAAAATGGATTTATCGAGAAGAGCATGGACGTTTACAACTGTACTCAACAAAACGAGAGGCAGGAATATTTATCAATCGCCCATCACCAGTAATCATAAATAAAAATACTGGTGAGGAGAAAGTTCATTTACATATGCGAATCACAGCTTATGGGTTAACAAAAATTACTGAGTTGGTGAATAGCTGTAAACATAACGGAGGTTTTGCAGCATGACAGAGGTTAAATTTGTTTCTATGCCTGCATCCGAATTGGCTCAGGTCATCGAAAAGGCATGTGAGAATGCAGTAACTAAAGTTTTAGCAGCCCAAGGCGATGAGCTGCTTAACATTACGCAATTATGTGAACGTATACCGGGCTTATCCTACCATTCATTTAAGAAGTTAGCCAAAGAGCATAGATTCAAAGATATTAAAGGCCGTTATTCGCTTACGGCTGTGAAAGCCGCGCTGCAATCTCACTAG